AACAGCAGTAAACTTTGTGAAGATTGACATTGAAGACAGGTGGTGGGTATACGATGAGATCCATGTTATTGAAACACCACTAGAAGACATTGTAAGAATGATACGGCTTAAAACAGCAGGTGAACGTATTATACAAGTCATTGCTGACAGTGCCCGTCCTGACCTTGTTGATGTGCTTGCACAAGCAGGTTTGCCTGTAGTAGCAGTCAACAAAGCTGGTAAATCAGTAGCATCAGGTATTGCACTACTTGGTACACGTATGAAACCACGTCTACAACTCGTTGGAATACCAAAACCACAAATATTCTTTTCTAACTGTCCTGAAACAATTATTGAGTTTGAACAGTATAAATATGCTGAGGCTAAGGGTGAAAAGCTCATTAACGAAGAACCTATTAAGAAATATGATAACCACCCAGACGGCCTACGATACTTGGCAATAGAACGTAGGTTTGGTAGTATACAATCAGAAACTGCTCCAAAACCAACAGTATCATTCGGAGAATACGGATTACCTATATGAGCAAGCACAATTATTTAGAAGACATTGACGCAACTTCTCGTTCAATGGCATTTGGTGAAGTGATATACAAAGTAAAGCGTCACCGCTCAATGACGACAAAATTAGAAGCAATATCCCATTCTACGATAAAATATGCAGAAAATGAGGTTGTTTTTGCAGATATTGGTCATTTAATGAACAATCTCATAGACAACGGGTATGTTGGTAAGCTACAATTTGAAGTGACATACAAGCTACCTGGAAAAATTGAGAAAGTATCAATAAAAAACACAAAAACTTTAAATTATCGAGATAACAATGAAGAATAAACCAGACAATGATGCCGAAGCACCTAATGATGTAGAAGAATACGATCCTAAAACATCTACAAAACAAGAAGATCAAGACTACCGAGAAAAAGTTAAGAAAAATTTTAAATACGATCTTGCAGCTCACGATAACTATATCAAAGACTTTGACGCTTACGAAGCAATGCTTATTAGCCGACCTTATGACTCTATCTCTAAAAAAGTCCAGAATGGTTTATCTGATGGCCGTACAACAACTATTTACCAAGAACGAGCTGCTCGTGTCTCAGGTAAGCTACCTGACGGTCATGTTGACGCTAGTGGTGAAAAAGATGAAGGCATAGCTGCATTACTCGAAATTATCCGTACTAAATGGGTATACCCAAACGCCAATGCTCAGAAGAAACTACTCCAAAAGTTCCGTCTATGGCAATTTAACAGCTCAGTATATGGCTTCATGCCAATGTTCTATGACTGGAACGTTACTGAAACAGGGTATGTTGGTCCTGACTGCTGGCTTTGGCATCCTCGTAACTTTATTCCACAACTCGGCCGATCTAGCATTGATGACATGGACTATTGTTTTACTATTACCTATGTTAGTGAAGACTACCTCGAAGACATACTTGAACAAGATGACAGCGGTGATTGGGACAAAGATGAAGTCCGAATGTTACTAGAACAAATAAAAGATAGTGAAAAAGGAACTGATGTCTCTAATCAGCGTCATTCACTCATTACTCGTACTCGTCAATTCCAATCTGAAAAAGGCCGTATTCTATTAGCTACTTGCTACGAAGCAGGTGATGATGGTAACTGGAGCGTCTTTGCACCAGAATACTCTGATGTATTTCTACGAGTTACCCCTAACCCACACAAGAATGGCCGATTGCCATTTGTTATTAAATACGCAACTGACTTATTTGATAACTTCTATGGTCTTGGTGACTTCCAACGAGCAAAACCACTACAGTTTGCTAACGATGGACTAGATAACTTCTATTTTGCAGGTATCAAGCGAGGTCTTTACCCACCTACAATTATTAACCCAGCAGGTGTCGTTAAAAGTTCAATCAACCATGAACCAGGTGCTATTTGGCTTGAGAACGTGCCAAACTCTATTCGTGAATACCACGCTGACCCAGTTGGCATGTCAACCTACCAGTCTGCTAAGCAGATTATGACAGGTGCACTTACTTACCAGTCTGGCTCAACAAAGATTGATATGACAAGCTCAGAGAGTGGTGATCCAGCGGCTTCTAAGACTGACGCTGGTGTCAACCAACAAACAGAACAACAAGACACTCGTGATACGCAAGATAGGTTCCAACTTGAACAAGCTCAAGAAGAACTCATTGACCGCATGATGGGACTTATACCTGTTATTGGAACTGAAACAATCCCTATTACCCTGTTCTCAACCGATATTGAAGAACTTATTGATAGTGGTTATGGTGACTCACTCAAGTCACTAGAGTCAAGTGGCATGATGAAAATATCTAAATCAGGTCAATCAGCTAAGCTATCTATTCCAGCTGGCACGTTTAAAGACATGGAACTACGCTTCCACATGACCTATGGCTCAACTTCATCACAAGACAAAGCTGCTCAGCTTAAATCAGTTGATAGCTTCGTAAAAGACATGACAAGTATGCAGAACGAAATTGTTGAAATGAAGAACCAAGGTATGACAATTGACTGGAAACTTATTGCTGAAATTAAAGGACGACTATCTGATGTTCCACAACTTGGTAAGATATTCCGCCCAATGAACCCACAAGAAGCACAGCAGTGGCAGCAGTCTCAGTCTCAACAAAATGCTCCACCACCACAGCCTCACCCTCAGATCAAAATGCTTGAAAGTCTGCCATATGACAAAGCTCCACCTGACATTCAACGTCAAATGGAACAACTTGCAGGCTTTACCCCAAGTACGCAGGGAACAACTGTTCAACAGAACCTCGATGCAGTTAAAGCTGCTACAGCTGCTCATACAGCAATTCACAACACTCCTGAGATGCAAGCTGCTGTTGCTCAGGACCTACCAGCCCCTGCTCCACTTCCACCAATGATTCAACCTAACCCAGCAGCAGGAACGAGTAACTAATGGCTAGTAATAACCTCACCCCTTCAACAGAAGACTGGTCTATCCCAGATGTCCCTGAAGTAAACCTTGATACAAGTGATGAAAAAAAGACAGCTCGACTCTCAAAAACTCGTGCTTGGAAGCAAATTGATAGTTACCTAGAAAATCGAAAAACGTTCTATCAGCAATATTTACCTGGTGTAAATCCTACTATTAAGGGTACAAGTGATGATTGGGCAAATGCTCACTTCATCGTGCTTGAGCTTGAAGCACTACGCCAATATGTGGACACCATAGCTAATGGCGTTTCTTAGTACAGCCGAAGACTATGAAGCTTTAGGGTTGACACCACCTGAGCACACTGAACATGGGACCGTACAAGAGCGAGAACTATTACGCTATCAAGACGATCATATACATGCTTGGACACAATTTGGTGGGGTTATTCATTGTGAAAAAGGTACACATCCTCATGGCCGAGCTGCAAAGATGGGCCAAATCCTAATAGGAACAGATGAACAAGGTCAACCTATTTATAAAAATCTTGATTTTATACTATAAGTATGCAACGATATAAGCGTAATATGGCGACGACCCGAGCCTAATTGAACGAGGTCTGAAAACAATTAAACGAAGGAAATAAACATGCAAGATAACACTGATCCAAACTTAGAAGACGGATCAATCACGGAAACTGCACCCGATGAAGTTTTGGAGCAAGACAACCAACAGGAAACTGCTGAACAAGTTGCCGAGCAGGTAGAGGAATCAGCCGTAACAGAAGCTATCGTCGCAGAAGAGCCAAAAACTCGTGGTGAACGAAGAAGCGAAAACTACATTGATAAACTCAGTGAACAGATACGTAGCTCAAGTCAGTTTGCATACCAACCAAAAGCAGAGCCAACTACTCGTCAGGAATATCAACCACTCAAGTATGAAGAAGGTGATTTCGACCTCAATACGCTCGAAAAGGATCGTAGTGACTATGGCCAAGCACAACGTGACCGAGCTATTCGAGAAACACAGGATTCATTTACCCCTATCAAACAACAGATATGGGCACAGCAACTAGAGTTTGATGATGATAAAGTAAAAAAGATTTGGAATATTCTGGATGAGCGAGACGAGGACAATTATGACCCCGACTTTGCAAAACAAATGTTTCAGAAATATGTTAATTTCATAGGTTATAACCGTGACGACCAAACTGGTGCTACGTCAATTGACCGCCAACAAATACGTTGGATAGACTTTGTTCAAGCCGAGAAGCAAAACCTTGACCACTACGTGCAACGGGCAGCGCAGACTTCGACAAAAAACATTGTTAAACAAGCAACCAACACAGGCATCCGACCATCTGGACAAGCTAGAGTTGCTAAAGGTAGAAACGTTAATACAGATGACCCAAACTGGATTTCTAAACTTACTCGTGAAGAATACAATGATTGGGGTCGTGAACTGTCTGACCAAGTAATTAACAAAAACCTCGGTATCAGTTAACACTAAACAAAAATAAAACACATAAGGATTTAACATTATGGCAGTTGGAAATATCACCACTACTACTGATGCAGTTATGATTGCACAGAAGTGGACAAAAGAAGTAGAACTTCCTTTCTACAAAGCCCTCCGTTTTCAACCACTAGTCACACAACGTGGCAACCTGGTAGCTGATGGTGGCAACATTATCAACGTTCCTTTCCTATCAACACTTACTGCTCGCAGTAAAGCGTCTGGTACGAACGTTACTTACGATAACAACACCGAAACATCAATCATCATCAACATTAACAAGCAGACTTACTCAGCAGTTCTTATTGAAGACATTGCTAAAGTACAGGCAAGCTACGACCTACAATCACTTTACCGTGGTGCACAGGCTGAAGCTGTTGCTCGTCAGGTTGACACAGACATCGCTAGCCTTTATACGGCTGCTGGTACAGTTATTGCTGCTGGTACAGCTGTTACAGATGCAAACATCGTAGCTCTTACGACTGCATTTGACGCAAACAACATTCCACGTTCTGACCGTTACGGTATCATCGGTGCGTACACAGAAGGCGATCTTTTGAACGTCAACAAGTATGTTGCTTATGACCAAACTGGTAAAATTGGTACAGCTGTTAATGGTGACACAACTGATGACACACTTGTCGGTGGTCTTTACGGTATTAAGCTACACATGAGCAACAACGTTGTTGTTTCTGCTGGTACGCCTAACATCGGACACGACATGTTCTTTCACAAGAAAGCCATTTCAATCGCTATGCAACTTGCTCCTACATACAAGATGGAAGACTCAGTTGACGCAATTGGTATGAAAGCAGTCCTTCACTGTGTATACGGTGTTGCTGTTGAACGTCCTACTGCACTAGTAGACCTACAACGAAATAACGCTGCCTAGTCTAGTAATAGATTAAAGTAGATCGTTAAACTTTAAGACCCTTGCGAAAGTAAGGGTCTTTTGTTATGCTGTAGCTATCACCTTAGTAATGGAGAATTTAATTATGGCAACACCTGACCCAACCGTACCTGAAGTAGTAGCACCAGTTGTAGAAACACCTGTTGTAGACGTACCTGTAGCTACACCTGAAGTAGCACCAGTAGAAGAAGTAGTAGAAGCACCAGTTGCAGAACCAACACCTGTTGTAGCACCTGTCGTAGACGATGCTATCGTTAATGAAATGACGAATGATGATGTTATTGCTTCATTCCCAACGACCACTAATGAATTCGGTACTGCACAAGTTCACATTGATGAAAACGGTCAAATCGAAGGTCTTGCCTCTGCAGACCAAGCCACACCTGCTTCTACTTCATCGTAGAAGTCGCACCTTTCAGAAAAAACGTCTTGTCTCGCAGGGCGTTTTTTCTGTTATACTACTACCATGAAACTACTACACGACAACGTACTTATTGAGCCTCAAAAAAACCCAGAAAAAAACGAAAACGGTATTTATCTTAGTGCTAATGCCCTAAAAGAATTACCTCCATTTGGAAGGGTCATGGCGGTCGGTAAAGATATTAAAGATATTAAAGTAAATGATAGAGTTATCTATTCTGTTTACTCTGGTATGGAAGTTGATGCAGAGAGCGTAATTGTACCCTACAAGGGCATCTTAGCAGTCTACGATGGCTCATAGAACAGCTAAGGACATGTCAGTTGTCCGTAAGACGATCCCCTTTGCAGTGGCCATTAAAAAGGGCACACAAAAAGCTGACATTAAGAATTATTTGGGAAATGGTAACATGGTTACGCTTAAATGGAACTTGAACAAAGAAGCAACTCGTGACCGCATCTTTAGCATTACTATTAACGACCAAGAAGCATTTGTTGATTTAGAGGAATTATTGAGCTATACCAGACTAGTCTAAGTATGCTATTATACAGTTAAAATAACAGTGAGAAAAATAAACAATGGCTACATCGAAACCAATTGCTAATTATATCAGAGGTGACTCTCGTGCTATTACTATTACTGTCACTAAACCAGATGGCATTACCCCTTTTGATCTTACGGGTTGCAAAGTATACTTTACTATTAATATAAACAAAAATAACACAGCATCTGATGATTCATCTGCTGTTATTGCTCTTAGTACATCTACCTTTACTGCACCATTAACAGGTATTGCGACACTTCAACTAACAAGTGCTCAAACTCAAACCATTATACCAGGCACGTATTTTTACGATGCCCAAGTTAAAGATGTCTCTGGGGGTATTACTTCTCTACCTCAAAACACATTTACTGTAGTACCTGACGTTACTAGGTCTACAGCTTAGTAAGTGATTAAATTAACAATAAAAAGGAACTAACAATGGAAGAACAAACTTCACCAACACTACCAAACGTTAAAGACCTAAGTGGTATTGAGGAAAATACAGTCCTTGATAGCAATGAAGTCGTTAAAGGAACCTATGACGTTAATAACATTCTCGTCGGATGGCACAAAGAACTCGTAACACAAACCTTAGAAGGAACAAAATAATGGCATCAACACAATCATGGACAGAATATAACGGTGCATCAAGTGTTACCGTAGTCCCATCTCGTACAGAAGCTAACTGGAAAGCCATCGATGACTCGACAACTGCTTACACAGCTAGCCCACTTAACTCAAGTACAAACACTAACTCATTCGGTAAAGTACAAGCAATTGTCTACGCTGGAACATGGAACTCACTATCAGCTCTTACTTACAAGATCGACAACAACGCCCCAGCAACGGGACTTAGCATTGTTGGCTCAGTCATTACTGCTGTCGTCACAAACTCACAAACTGCAACTGGTGATGCTGCAATGAGCACAACTGGTCTTGCAGCTAACTTTGTTACCTCAACATCACCATTTGGTGCTGGTACAACAAGTACAACTGCATCAGGTACGATGTATGCCAACCCACTCCGTACACAGCTACAGACACTCTCTAGCTATGCAGGTGGCCCTGGTGACATCGTAAGCCGTACAATTACAGCAAGCTGGACAGAATCTTAATTTAAACTAACTTGCAATACAATGCAGGAGTCTCAATACAATGAGCGAATCTTTACCCCTACCACTAAACACATCAATTCGAGCCACCTACCAAGATGGTTTCGTTTTGGATGAAACATCACTTACTGACGTAAACCCTTTTGGTGAAGGGAATACTTTTAGAGCTGTCTTAGATAAGTCAGCTGAACCAGAACACGGTAGGTTAGTAAAATTCTCTGTATTTTGGAACGACACTGAAAATAGTGTAGATTGGACGACATTACCTGATAATGCTCGTCCTATTCGTTTTCGTAATGGGTTTCTTCAACGAGACATTGGAACAGGTGAAACAGTATCAGGTTGGTCAGGCGGTCAGTTTGGCTATCAATATAATAATGAGGATGGTAAAAACATCCAGGAAGTACAGGAACTTAAATAATGGCTGAAATTGATGTCAATGCTTATGCTACTACTGCTGCCAATGCAGCTGCTGGTGCTCCAAGTGTAATAGAAACCCAACAACCAGGTGCAACAGGTGCACTTCGTCAAGTAGTAGCAATTGGTGATCCGACTACTCGAACTAGTATTCAAACTGTCAAACCTGCTAGTACAGCTGCTGCTAGTACAGATTTACCCGCAGTTGTTGCATTACACCCCTCTAGCCCACTACCTACAGGTACTAACTCAATAGGTCGATCTGCCATCGACCAAACTACCAACATTATAGCTGCTACAGTCATGCAAAATGCTGCCGTCGCTGTAGGTAACGGAGTAAACCTGAACGTCCAAGGTTACTCGACCGCAATTATCAGTATTAGCGGTACAATGTCTGGATCGACTATTGTCTTTAAAGAATCACCAGATGATGTTACTTTCTCTCCTATTGCTGCTCACCAGATAGGAATTACAGGTAATTTGCTAACAACAACAACAAACACTGGTGAGTTTAGAATAAGTTGTGCTGGTCTTAAAAGCCTACAAGCTGTTATTACTGTTTATGGTACAGGTTCTATTACCGTGAAGGGTTCTGTTTCGGTTCTTTCGGGACATGGCACTACAGTAAACTCAAACATTATTGCGTCGCTACCTGTTGGTACAAACGCAATTGGTACGTTTGGTACTGCTTTGCCAACAGGAACAAACTCTATTGGTAGCGTTAAGATACCCGATCTTGCAACTGCTGGTGCGCTTGCAGCCTTAAATGCTGCCGTCACCACTGCCGTCAACTCACAAGGCATCGTTGCTATTCAACTGACAGGAACTTGGGTCGGTACAATCACTTTCCAAGGTACAGAAGATCCAGCAGGTATTGCTGCAACAAGTACAAGTTGGTTTAATGTCAATGGTGTTGCATCTGTTACTGGTTTACAAGTTACCAGTACAACATCTAATGGACAATTCCGTGTAAACGCTGGTGGCTATACTTCTGTTCGTGCCATTATGACCGTTTTTACTTCTGGTAGCGCAACTGTATGGCTTAACGCCAGCCTTGCTCCAAGCATGGCAACCTTAGCTGAACCGTTACCTATTGGTACTAATGGCATCGGTACAGTTGGAACAACTTCAGCAATTATAAACGTCGGTCAGAAAGTCGTCGCAGCCACTGCTACTCAGATTAGTGCAACTTCTACCATTCCAACTAACGGTATCGTCATACAAGCGTTATCAACTAACACAGCAAGTCTATTTATTGGTGGATCAACCGTTACAACTACTACAGGCTTTGAGCTTACAGCAGGGCAGTCAATGTCTTTCACCGCTAACCTTAATACACTCTACATAATTTCTGTAGCAAGCACGACAGATAAAATCTGTTGGAACGTGGAGTAGTTATGTCAGTATTACCATTTGGATCAGGAAAACAAACAAACGTCACTGGCACGGCAGCAAACATCACAGGAACGCTTGCAGTTGCTCAAGGTGGGACTGGTGCGACTGCTAATACGGGTACTGGAAACGTCGTACTAAGTACATCGCCAACTATCGC